CATTTTCTCCGTCTGCATTGTTATCAATCCACTCAAATACACCTTTGGTATTATTGATTACATCTGCCGCTTTTTGATTTCCCACTTTCATCTCGCCTTTTGTAACCTGATTAAGAGTGAGATTTGCCAATGTATCAGCGATGGTGTAGCGATAGTTTCCAATGGTGACCTCGTTGTACTTCTCTAACAGACAATCTGTTTCTATTGAAACTATCTTCGCTTTGACGGAAATACCATACAGAGGAAACTCTACTGTGACAGTATCGCAAAGGTCTACTTCTTCAAGTACGGCCAAATCCTTGTATTCTTCCGTTGAAGCCAAATCTACAAACGATACATTGATAGATACTTTCGGTACACCTAAATCATTATTCCTGATATATTCTTCTGCTTTAGCCTTTAGTTCCTCTTGTGTAGGTTGTTCTTCAAACTCAAGGGATAAATCTAACGGAAGGATATTATCAAACGGAAACGGATTCATGACCAAGAGGTATTTTCCGTCACTATCAAGCAGATAATTCCCACCTGAATCCAATAGATAAGCTGGATTATTCACATCATAGATTGGGATGACCTTGTTGGTTAAGGTAACTAAAGTGTTCTCGTCTATGTTTGACCAATACGGATATACCCCTGTGATTATGGATTCAAGATTCCGCTCCATGTTGAAATCGGTGAGATTTTTTCCGTAAGCGATTTTGACTCCGTTGTCACTTCCTCTATGAAGATGAAGATAAACGGAGTATTTATCAAACTCATATTCCCCTGTTCCGTAGACATCCAAAATGGAGTTCTGTTCGCCACCTAAACATGACCGAAAGGAAGTAGGTACGGATAATTTATATGTTTCTGTGACCAATTTATCGGTGTCTACTGTAAAAGGATTCGTCACTACGGAATTGCTCACTAAACCATCCAAAGCATCTGCACAAGTTGAAGCCGTAAAAGGCTCAACAGGGATACCGCTTAAATCGTATGAGATGTGATGTGCATGGAATGTGACCACTCCATTTATCGGTGATTCACTCAAATAGATCCTGAATGGTTGAGGTGTTCTGTACGGAGAAGGAATAGCGTATATTATCGCTCTGTCCGCTATCTCGTCATAATGGATACCACCGACAGGGTACTCCATCGTTAATTCATACTCACCATTTCGCTCTTCTCTTACCACACAAGAGATGCAATCCGAAAGCACTCCCAAACCTTGTGAAGTAAAGGTAGTAGCCGTAGAAGGAAATAATATAGGCTTCATAGTGTCCACCACCTCGGAATCATTGAGCAAGTGTTGTTAAAGGTAATCTCATTCTCACCGCTTACAAGGAAAGGAAATTCTCCTGTGACATAGATATCACCATTACGATTTTCTGTGCCTGTATAAGCATTTTGCGTTTCACAATCGATAACGATAGTCTTGTTCAGGTTGTTAGAGATCCCAATAGTATTTCCGTTTACGTTGAGCGTTCCATTTCCGGTAAGCTTGAAAATCGGATAACAAGGCATCCATGCGTTGAAGATATCCTCACCTGATGTGAGTGACATTTCTTCTTCACCGACTTTTAAATACCTTTGTGGTTTGCAATCAAAATCTACTGTTAGCCTTCCCATGTAGTTAAGGAAGTTCTTGTATTCGTGATAATCACTTACTTCGGCAAGTCTAAAGATGTCAGGATCATAGGTATCTTCCAACCTCTTATATCCTCTTGTTCCGTTTAACCAAAGAGCCACACTTCTCGCCATCACCTGAAAAGAAGTGGATTTGGCATTGAAGTATATGTCATAGGATTGAGTAACGTTTGAGTATGCTCCTGTATCCAACAAGAGATCTCCGTTTCTTCCCATGACAGATATCTTCTCAACTACCCTTTGAGGAACAGGATAACTCGGACATCTCTCTACCCTTATATTGAAATCAAGTGACGATTTCCCATTATATACAAAGTGACTCATGCCCACACCGCCTGTCTCTTATTCGTGGCCTGTTGGATTCTTACCATTACTTCGTTTGCTATCTGTTTCGGATCTTGTCCGACAGTTCCATAAACGTTCATGGAGATATTGTTCGTGGTGTTATTCGTTACTGTACTCGCAAGTTCTTCCGATGCTTGAGCCAATCTCCATTCGGATGCTCTCATGGTATCCGCCAACCCTTCTACGAAGTGAGGCATCCATGTTTCATAATCGTGAAGTGGGCCGACATCAGGACGAGAGAAGTGGAGAACACTTGCGATCGCTCCAGCTATTCCGAAAGCTGCATTGAATATCGTACTTGCCGTTGACCTCAATCCACTCGCAAATCCGTTTCCAGCATCAGATCCCCATTGATATGTGTTTAAACTCGTTAGAGGAGTTGTAGCTGAATTAGCCAATGATTGAGATGCTTGTTTGACAGATCCCTCTTGTATGGATATGCCTTTTGGCAATTTAGCAAAACTTCCTGATGCGGAAGTCACCGCTTTATCGCTCGATGTCGCAACAGTATTGGCATTGGCAATAAGTTTGTTCTCATCGTCATAAGCCTTCTTGAATGCTCCGGCCATGCCCAAGTATCCGTTCCGTGCATCGCTTGTTGCTCTATCCCAAGCACCACCCCAATCTTCTATTGCACCCTTAATGGTTTGATATGCTTGAGCTGCGGTATCTATCGTTTCCGCTAATATTCCAAAAGCGGTCGCAGCTACTTCAGCTGCATCCGCTATAAGTTCGCCAACCGCATTCCAATCTATCCCTTCGGATATCTCCAACATCTTTGGGATAACTTCATCACGGAGTTTTGCATTTACAGGCTCGAAGGCCGTACCCAAACCATCACGGATCGTGGATTGAAGCAATCCCATCTGTCCGTTAAGAGTAGATGCACCGACTTGAGATGCTTCATAGAATTTGCCACCTTCTTGTGTAGCGTTATCCAACGCATCAACAATCATATCGAAGGTGATATCCATCTCTTTCAGTTCCTCAACAGTTTTGCCTGTCGAGTCTGCGAGAAGGCCATATACATCAACTCCAGCAGCTGCAAATTGCTTCATGTCTTGTGTTGAAGCCTTGCCTGTGTTGGAGATCTGTTGCAAGTTCTGTGCCATGCGTGACAACTCTTCGTTGCCACCACCTGTTGCCACTATTGCTTTAGCAAGTGCGGAAACCGCCTGTTGCGATTTGTTCCCATTAACACCTGATGCGATAAGCATCTTGTTGGCATCAATGAGTTTATCCGCACCTATGCCGATTTGAGCTGATAATGCTTTTTGATTAGCGATAAGGTCTGCGGTGTTTTGAGTTGCCTCTTCTGCCCCTTGTCCTGAAGTCTTAAAGAAGGCCTCAATAGTCCTTGAGTAGGACTCCATTTGGGCATTGTACTCAACCGCATCTTTGCCTATCTTCCAAATCTCTTTGCCTACCGCAATAGCTGCGTTGGCAAGTTTATCAAAGAATACTGTTGCTTTGGCTACATCCGTTGCGAACGAGTCACCTATTTGACTTCCGGCCTCTTCTGCCTTATCTCCCAACTCGTCAACTTCGTTGGTGGCCTTATCCGCACCTGAAGAGAAATCACGGAGTTCGTTTTCGGTAGAGGCTAATTCGCTTTGGATCTGTGCTTGTGCATCTTTGTGCTTATAAAGTTCGGCCGTCCACTTCTGCGTTTCGACAACCGCACCTTCACCTGTTTCTTGGCTTAACTTTGCTATCCTATCTTGGAGCATATCAATAGCGTTCTGCTCCGCTTGGAAAGCATTGTTAAGTGACGATATTTTATTTTTAAGAGCATCTTCCGATGCTCCTGTTCTCGTTAGTTCGTTGGAGAAGTATTTTAGTTCGGCAGATGCGGACTTGACCGCTTGTGAAGCATCTTTGAAGTCTTGCTTAAACTTCGCAGCTCCATTTACTTGCATATTAAGTGATACTGATGCCATTTAGTTCATCCCCAATACTTCATCAAATGTGTATGCGTTCTTTTCCTTTACTGTGCCATTCGCAATACATAAACACGCATAGTAATCTAATATCTCACAAGGATAAGAGTTGAGTGTTTCATTAACACCCAACCCCATTTTTATCCCTATGCCCAAAAGCCATGCCGTTGTTATTTTTACGGCATGGCCTCGTCTTTTTTTTCGGTGGTCTTTGTCTCCACCATCGTTTTGTTTCCTTCCGCTACTGTGGAAGATATGGCCTCTATTAAGGCTAACGTACTGTCTCTTTCAAGAAGTGCGAACAATGTCTCTTCCGATATAGGCATACTGTCATCGCTCTCTCCTGTGATCGCACATCTTGCCTTCTTCCTTAACGAATAGGCCTGTGCGAAAATCGAGCCAATGGCTGCCATGTTCTCGGATAGTTCCACTTCATCGGTCACCGCAAAAGCTGCTTGAATCCCTTGCGGATCACCAAACCTTTTCAACAATTCCCTTTTCGCCCATATAGTATAGGCCAAAGGTATCCTTACGTTATCAAAAACAAAGTCCATATCTATCTCCTTATCACGGATGGATGATTTTGGTTATTTAATTATGTGATGCTCAAGAAAGTCTTGAGTGCTGCCTCTGCAAGTGCCTCGGTTGTGAAGGCCGTATCATTGACATACTTCCAATTATGGTTAGTGGTATCGTCTCTCATGAATGTGGCCTCAAGTTCCGTGGTCTGCCAATCTATCTGCTCTT